GCGGGGTCTCAGCACGGTTTATCCGTTACTGCTGACCTTTCTAGTGCCTCTGATAGCATATCAGTAGCATTAGTGGAACGTTTACTTCCCTCTGATTGGTTCAATATTTTGAATCACAATCGGATAGGTAACGTCCAGTTACCCAGTGGTACTATAATACAGAGTAATACCTTCTGTACTATGGGAATTGGGTACACATTTTGTTTACAGACTTTGATTTTCCTTTCTCTCCTGAAAGCAATCGACTTCCTTCACAGGAATGACAATTGCAGGTACACCATTTCGGTTTATGGCGATGATATGATTTATCCTCGTCATTGTCATGAGCCGGTGGTTCAGTACTTCGAGAGACTGGGGTTCCTCCTGAATGAAGAAAAAACATTCAGTACGGGGAACTTTAGAGAATCCTGCGGTGGAGATTACTACTGCGGAGTGGACGTTAGGCCTTTTCAACCTGAAATAGGCCAAACACGATTACGCCATCGCGCGTATGAAGCTGTACTCTACAAGTGCATTAATGGTTTACTTATGCGCTGGTCTGAGTACGAGATTGAGAGAACACTTAAATACCTCATGTCTGAAATAGAACGGGTGGCTCAAAAGGCCAAGGTCGTTCCGTTAGATTTTCCAGATGATGCAGGTATTCGGTGTTCACTGAGTAACGCCTGGTTTTTCACCCAGGACTTCGTATTAGCTAAACCCAAACATTTGGGCCATGGCGTATTCTCTTTTTCGTACTTGGGCTTTAAAACTCAAGAACGAGAGGAGCTACGTCATGTACCTTACTATTGGGCAGCTTTACGAGGAACCCCTCTTAACCGCGATCTTTGCGGCCATAGAGAGTTTCGTTACAAGCATCTGGCCGACTTTGCTGAGAATCTTAATAGATTCCTTGGCGTCGTAGATGCTCCTTCAGCTTTGTCCTTTAAACGGGCGCTGAAGGCCTCAATCAACCCTGGAACACGTGATCGCTTATTAAAAGCGTCACCCCAGGGAGCTGAACACAAAACCACCTTCGTGACGATCAGTCATACGGGTGGGTACACACGTCAGTGGGGAACCTCATTGTTTGAGGACCGTAGTTGACGCGCAAGCG